AGATGCCCGTCGAGCGTCATAGTCAGAGGGCATGTGAACGTTGTGCTACCGGTTTTGGAGCAAAATCGGTAGGCCCAAGCGGGATTAGCGAACAAATTCCAGAAATTAACCTCGCCTTCAGCGCCAGTCTGGTTCCACGTAGTGGATAGCCCTCCAACATTATTAAGAATGTTAGGCACCAGACCAGTGGCATTATATTGAACAGGAAGCCCATTCTTATCTACATAAGATATAAACTGGCCGCTCGCATTAACAAATGGAATCGACTGCCCTGACACTAAAGAGCCTCCATTTATATTGTTTATGTAGTAAACGTTAGCGCCGTTACCAGCCGGAGTACCAAAGTCAACCCCAATAAGATTACCAAAATCTGCCACAAACGTATTATTCTGAACTATCGTAGGAGTAAGACTAGCAAGAGCATTCGATAGAATAGTGACCGCTGTAGCACTACCTGAGCCACTTGCCTTCCTGAAGATGTTATTTGTTATCGTATGCTCTCCTCCGTATGGGTTCAGGTTAACACCCGACGAGCCATCAGACAACAAAAGCAGATTACCACTCATAATAAGATTAGTCATCTCTTGTCCGCCGACAGACACTCCAATCTGATTAGTACTGATCCCAAACTGAGAATTGGTTATCGAAATCTGATCTCTTCCTGTACTGGATGGGGCGACAGTTACAACGACGGCAGTCCCGCAATTATTAAAATTAGTGTTGACTACCTGTATCCCCTGAACAAAAGAGCCCATAACTATGCAGGCCCCGAGTTCCGAGAAAATCCCCCCATAAAAGTTAAAAGCGACGGGGCTGGCGCTACCGCCAGCAGACCCACTGATCTGGACTCCAACACCAGTGGCGGGAACAAAGTTGTTCACAAACGACAAACCATTAAAGTTATAACCTGACGAGTCGTTTATAAGAATACCACCACTAAAGTAATTACTAGAGCCGCTCCCTAAGAACGACAGATTAGTAAAATCCGACATACTAGGGAAAGCAGCTGTATGCGAACCGTTAGCGGTGATAGCTGGCACCGGCCCTCCAGCCTGATCAGTTATAAAAACAAGATCCCTTATATGTATCCTCTGTGCATAAGCTGGCATATTAAAGGTCCACCCAGCAGTAGCCCCCTTCATCGAAATAATCGTCTGACCATTGGCAGCCCCTTGGATATAAATTGCCTTATTCCCCGTAGCAGTATAACTCATCGGCTGCGAAAAGGCATAAACTCCAATACCAAATATCGCGCACGGATACCCTGAGCTGTTACTAGCTAGAAACGCCGCAAGCGCCGCAGTATTGTCGGTGACTCCGTCACCGACACCCGAGAAGAAGTAACACTGTTGATTGATTGGCTGCTGCCAATCGGCCCCAAACGAGGGACCAAAATAAGTCCACAGACTCCCCGGAACCGGATTAGCATTTACTGCTAGCGCCGGAGTCGGCGCTAGCAGTAGCAGTGCTAGAAGTCCGTTAAGGACTCTCATGATACATACTCCTTCGCCCCGACAAAATGCCACTCGGGTTGATTGTTATCTAGAGGACGAGGTATTGGAGGACTATCAAGGATCGGCCCGTGGAATGGATATCCATGAGGCGTGCCCTCGTACCGAGCGAACACCCGGATATTCTCTGACGCGATCGCGACTGAAGCCTCTTCATCAAGAGGTTCCATTAGGGGCGTAACTCTGGTCACATCGAGGATGGCGTTCTTCTCATGAAGAACGCCATCGATCGCGTGTTGGGCTAAAAGCCTAACTAACATAATCGGAACCGATGATTGGAACCGATCATGTTAGTCTCTTGATGCCTGGATGATTCATGATCGGCACCGGCGTAATATCGCCGGGCTGTCCACCAACCATCTGGAGACCGTTCAGCGGTTCCAGCCCGAACGGCCCTGCCCGTTCGCGCTCCTCGATGACGAGGGCCTTCGACTCGTCATCGAGGCCCTCCATCTCCGGGGAGGGCGGGCGGGTCCACTTATGACTCGTCCCATCGCCGACCTCGGTTCCGATCTCAAGGAGTTTATCCTCCTCCGAAAAGTGCTGGCTCAGCAACCGATATTTGGGCATGTGCAAGCACCTCACTTTCTCTTTCCGCCGAACCCAGGGACCGTCTGGTCCCTGGGTGAACTCGCGACGACTCGATCAACCTCGGTCAGTCTCTCTTCCTCCTCACCCGCTTCGCGCGTTTCGCGCTCAGCCTCCTTGTCGAGTGGCCGCATGTGCGGCCCCGGCGTTCCCGAAAATGGGAACGCCGTTCCATCGCCAATCTCAGTCCCAGGCTCGAGAAGTTGATCGGCGATTATAGCCTTCTGAAGAAGCACGTATTTCATACTCCGACTCCTTAGTCGACGACTTCGTCGACTAGTTGTTGATGATTATCCCCGGTGGATAAGAAATCTGATCCAACCGATCCAGAACCAGAGACGCGAACAACGCCCCAGCTCCATGAGTACCCACACTCACATACGCAAGCCGAAGATACCGAGGTAAAGGCTGAGTAGGACCAGGATGATCAGGAAACGGACCAGCGATCCTCGGAAGATCAAAGTTTCCAAGATACGTCCCTGGTACCAGATTAGCCTCCAAAACCGCTGGACCCGTCACCATCGTTACGTATGTAACGTTATCAACCGACCCTTGCACGGCAATCTGAAGACTCGTACCTCCAGTGAACGTGGTGATGACCTCCGCGAGAACCTTCATCGCGGGATCGTCACCAACCCCCAAATCTCTTGCATTCAAGAGATCGAGTACATTATTCGAGAACTGGGTCCCCGTCGTAGGACTATCCGTCGAGATAGTCCCAGCAGTTCCAGAGAACTGTAACGCGCCATCGATAATCATCTTTTCTCTCCTTTGATCGTCTGGTCTCTAGACCAGACGGGCCTCTGTATTGAGGATAGCATCCACCGTCCTCACAGGGATGCCACGGAATGTAGTCACAACGTGACCCTCGAACTCCCGCATTTGGAGCAAGACATTCGTCTTGTTCATAGCCTGCAAGTCGAGGTAGGTCGAGACGACACGGTTGCAGTAGATAACACACCGTCCCATCGAGCCTTGAATAGTCGGCGCGTCAGAGGTCTGTACCGGCGTGGCTCTCGCGGATGCCGTCGGCAACCGACGGAGCCCACGGACGAGGCCATTGAGGATGTTCGCTGCGTTGACGCTGTTGAGCAGCGTCACGTCTATATTGGCCAATCGGACAATATACCTCCAGTCTCGGACCGTTAGTCCGAGTTCCCACTTGAAGTGGTCACGGTAAGCCTGGTAAGTGTTGTTGTTCGAGTCAAGAACTGGCCACTCGCCCATATCCCGATGCTGGAGCCCCGTGATCTTTCCCTTGGGGAAGATCCCGTGACAGGTGTCTGCTCCCCAAACGACGATCCAGATCGACGTGTTAGTGGAGGCCGTTCCGCCCATGTCTATCACATTGGCTGCGGTTTGCGCCGTCGCCAGGTTCACGGTATTATACCGTGGCGCGAGCCCATGAAAACGCTCGGGGTTCACCCCAACGTTACCGTAGACTAAGGTCGATGCCATCTGCTGGGTCATACCCTCGAGGAACCCACGGACTTCCGACAGCCGAAACTCGGCTGTGTTGCCATTAAGATCGGCGATGTCCTTATCGATGACTGCGTAAGTCTCGAGATTACCGAGCGTGTCCACGATCTGAGCGGTCGTGGACTTGGCGTTAGGCACGCCATAGTTCAGTAAGCGCCACGTCGCACTGGGAAGGCCAGTGCGGATTGTAGTTTTATGACCAGTCGGTAGGTTCCCCTCGACGAGGAGCATGTCGTCCATAATCTCATTCGTTTGCGACAGAATCTCAACGATAGTCGCTACACGATAGTCATCTTCGAGTCGTTTCGCCCAGTCCGCGTAGGTTAGGGCGGTTGAACCAAGAACAGCCATTATAGGCTCCTTCGGAGCCTACGGCTATGAAGCCGTAGGCAGGTTTGGATACAAACGAGAAGCAGCAGAGCGGGTATCGGCCTCCTCGGGGCCTTTGGCCCCAACGCCGGGGGGAACGCCCCCTGCGGCGACCGCGGTTCCCTCCGTGAGGGCTTGCGCCCACTTGTAGAGGGTCCGAACGGCTGCCGGATGACTGCCGATACCGGTAAACTCTAGTGCTTCTCGAAACTTCGGGTCGGTAAGCTGAGGGTTATCCAAAACTTTTCCTACTGTTTGGAGAACCTTTTCCAGGTTAACGCCACCAATTTCTTTGTCCTCGCGTACCTCTTTCTCCCACCCATCACGAGTGGTCTTCCAAAACCCGAGAGACTTCTCGCTCTCGGCCTTCTGCGCAGAAACGTAGAAGTCTACGAGTTTTTGCGCAGTCTCATGTGGAAGGCCTTTGGCGATCTCCGCGAAGGCACCCATACGATCCGCGTCGATAGTGGTTCCTTCTGGAACCACTATCTTCGCGGCATCAAAAATCGGAGTCTCAGCCGGTTTCTCAGTCAGGAGTGTTGGATCGGAAGCTCGCAGAGCTTCTTGTGCGGCCTCTGACGAAGCCGGCGCAGGAGTCGCGACCTCAGTCGCGACTGGCGTTTCGACAGTTTTCTCTTCAGACATTCGAATCCCCGTGCTCTGCAAGCATCTCCAAATACCTCTCCGGCGTGGCCGAGACAAGCTCGGCCATCAGCCTTAGGCCGATATTTCGCTCGCCTTCGGCGTAGGCCATCGTAAGAGCGTTACCCGAAAACGAGGACGAGTAAACGTGACAGTTCTGAAGGAGATTGTAGATCCAATCACGGCCCTCGTTAGAAGACATAATCGAGCGGATAACCGCCCGATTCGAAGCGGATCGTCGCTTAGAGACGGCAATTCGCTCGCGAACGTGCTCGACGTTACCAGCATCATACTCCTCCTCCAGGCCCTGGTCCATTGAGGGTTCGTTCGAGCGCATTCTGACCACCACCTACGTCGGTCTGGCTCAGTACCTGAGCCCCTTGAACCGCGGCCATCGCTTGCCGCTCAGCATTTGCCGCTTGCTGCTGTTGCAAGCGGCTCTGACGAAGCGCGTCTCGAGCCTCGTCCAGGCGCATGATCCGAGGATCAGCGCCAACGTCATCGTTGTAGATGTGGGCGATTCGATCAACATCATAGTTGTCCTTGACGGACTCATCGATAGCAATCAACCCCGCTCCGAACTGTAGCGACCGCTCGATGGCGGTGGTTTCCGCCGCCATCATAGCCATTGCGAACGCAGAAGTGTACTTGATCTCAATCGGTCGTCCCACAACCGCCTGCGGTGCTGGGGGGAAGAGTCCACCTCGGAGCATTATGTTCCAGGTCCGATTGATCGCCGGGGCAAGCGCCTCGTTATCCAAACGTTTTATAGTCTGGATCATGAGCATCCGCTCTTCCTTGCGGGCGACGATCTCCTCGGCGGTACGGACCGTTTGGAGGTCCGTTATGCTCGTAAACAGATAGTTGTAAAAGATCGTTCGCATCCGCTCCTGGATCTCGCGGATGTCCTCTTTCATCTCTTGGATCGGCGGCATAATCGTGTAAACCGGCTCGAAACCCGACCGCTCACGGGATAGACCCGCGACATAGGTAATGCCCCCCGGAAGCAGGCTCGCCGGCTGGTTCTTTAACTGGACATCCGCTTTCAGCGGCGGGTTGACCATCTTGTCAATCGCTTGGCCCTTGCGCTTGGTCTCCTGCTGAAGCTGCTTGTTTCCTCCGAGGGCATCCATCCCCGGCGAACGCCCGTAGGGATCGTTAGCCACAAGGTCCCAACGAGGAGCAATAAATGGTGGCTCGTGATAGCCCTTGATCCGCAGGACTTCGTCGTTAGACGAGCCAGCTTCCCAATACATCTCCCGATACAGAAACATTTTTGGTATCGGACTTGGTTGAACGTTCCGTTCAACCAGATGTCGAATGAGGATCTCGCGCGTCAATGACGCGCCCGCTGTGCGAAACATATTCTGCACGCCAATCGAACAGTTCTCCAGTCCAAATTCCTGGACGGTCTGCTCTATCGTGAGCACATACTCTCGATAGAGAGTACCGACGAGGAACTTGTTGGAATTATCCAGAAAGTATTCACCTGCGCACGGATTATAACAATGAATGACGTTCTCGTAATCCTCATAAATGAGGATAACCGCCGTGCCAAAGATCACGAGGTCGAAATACATCGTCGCAAGCGCGTTGTAGAAATTCGACTCCTGAAAAACGTGGAGCATCCGCTTGCAGCATTCGGCCAGCCATATAACAACCGCTGAGGACTCGTCGTCGAACCCTCGGATCTTGAACTTGAACCAAGGAGTCATCGGATTGGTGAGCCCGCCTTGCAGGCCAACGGCGAGGGTTCGTGCAGCGATCACGCCGGTCTCGTCGATGATATGCTGGTTTATCGGCGAGCCACGAGCGGCCTGATTAGGAGTTATCAGCCACTTGTAGCGCCTTGGCAGGAAATAGTTCGCTAGTTCCTGCCAGTGTACCCACCACGAGTACCGATTAGTCCTCAAGCCGCCAAGGCGGCTATCAGCTTTCTGCCGAAGATCGGTGACAACCGTCATTCAGAAGTGCCCGGGTGGCACGTTTTAATCATTTGTGCTATATCACTGTCGGGTTCGACAACGCCAAAAGTCTTACCTGTTGTCGTAAACACAAGCGAGCGAATACCTTTTGTGACATGATCATGGTAAGGCGCACCTTGCTTGATCACACTGATGGCGGCACTATCGATCCACAGTTCGGCACCATCCGGACTATGAAGCATCAACAGGCACCATACCGAGACCAAGACTCTTGTCATCCCAAAAGGGTCTTGCGTCCAACCGCAGAAGGCACAAGCACCCCCGAAGGGGAGGTCAAAATAGTGGACGCTAGTCCTCCGGCCGCAGCCGAGGGCATTCCTGGAGGCTTCGCCGCTGAAGCATAAGTTGGAGGGTTCGGCGGCGGCGGCGGCGGTGGTGGAGGCTTGGGCGTAGCCCCTCCCCCAAACATGGGCTAGCGCCCTCCCTGGGGCATCGGAGGTTCCCCGGGGGTAAGGCCCCCCGGTGGAAGTGGAAGTCCACCCATTGTGGCTTGCGGCGTGGGCACCGATTGCGGAGGATTAGACACCCCAGCCAGAGGACTCACGTGACCACGCGAGACGTGGTCACCAGACGGCAACCCGGCGTGCATGGCCCCTCCCTGGCCGTGCTGTGGCATATGAGATTTCATCGTTTTGTCCTCGTTGTCTCTGAGATGTCTTCCGACATCTGCGGGCCGTGACGACCGCGAACGGCAGTCACGCCGCCT